TGGAATGAGTGGTGAATTACTTTAAAGGAATAAACTATGAGTGATAATAAAGGTAGTGTTAAAGTTGTTTTACATGACCCAACAAAAGTTGTTGGTGGAGTAGAGTTGAAAGAAAATAATTTAAAGATAGGAATAGTGATGAAAGCCAATGGTACTCCAAAATTAAAAAAATGGAATGGAAAAACTATAACCGCAAAAGCTGGTATTCCTGTTCACCAAGATGACGTCATCAGCCTCGGTAAAGAAGATTTCTGTGTAGTCATTTTTCTTCATGATAAATCCGTAGTAAAGATAAGACCAAATACTGATTTTAAGTTTGTTGCGACATCAAACACACGAAGTCTTATTATTGGTCAGGATGGCACACTTCATAACATTCTTAATAAAGATGGTAGTAAAAAACCCTATCGTGTGGAAACACCTGTGAGTGTTGCATCTGTGAAAGGATAATAATATGGCTGATACAAAACCTGGACAATTATATGAAGTAAAATTAATAGAATCAGTACAACCAGCATATAAGATTAAGTCTGAGCTCGCTGCAATACGTTATCTATTCACTCAACTTAAAAATGCTGATACGGAAATTACTACGGAAAAACTAGATGACCTTAAAATAAAAATTAAAAAAATAAACAGACAAATAAAAAATGCTAAAGTAGGTGAAAGGATAATGGAGCGTATAAAAAAAGCTCAAGAAGCAGTATCTACAGCTTACAAGGCAGCAAAGCTTGCTATAAAGGGTGTACCAGGTGGAGCAGCTGTAGCAATTCATCCTGAAATAGCGGCTGTCGTACAAGATATTGATAGTATTAATCGTAAACAATTTAGATTATTAAAGAAAGAATTTAGAAGTCTTTTTGAGGACTTTGATGGAGATTTAGCTTTTATTGAAGAAATGATTAGTAACGCCGAGAATAAAAATAACAAAGACCAAGTAATGTTTGGTGGTATGGATGAGGTAGGAACAAATTATTTTATGGCTAAAAAAGATGGTAGACTCGTAGAGTTTTGGCAAGAAAGTGAAAGTAATAGAACTTGGGTAAATGATAAAGGTGGCTGGTTAAAATATAATGAAATTCAACAAGAAGCAAGATTAAGAGGATTGTATCCAATACAAACATAGGAGTAGTAACATGGATAAAAAACAACTGATAGAAATTATCAGAAAAGTTGTAAGACAGGAAGTTAAAAAAACTATTAAAGAGATATTTACTAATAAGGAAGATGTCCAAGAAAGTTTTGACTTAAAATCGTTGGTTAAAACCAAACCAAAAAAGCAACAACCTAAAAAACAAAAAGAAGTTCGCTATACTAAGAACAAAGTTTTAAATGATGTTCTTAATGAAACTAAAGGTGGAATAATGGGTGGTGATAGTCCACAAGTTAATCCAGGTTTCGAAGAGTATCCAGATGTAAAAAATAAAACTTTTGATAGTTCAAATATGGCTGAAGTTCTTGGTTACGGAGACTTGGTTGGTGGAGGAAATTCCGACCATGCACGTAATGTTGTTGCAGCTGATACAATAGCTAAATCTGGTGTTAAACTTGACCAAGTTCCTGAGTCTACAATAAATGCTTTGACAAGAGATTATAGTGGTCTTATGAAAAGAATAAATAAGGATAACTAATGCCCTCAAATAGAGAGTTAGATAATGACCCAAATGTTTATATAGGTGTAGAATTACCTATACGACATGGTACTTTAGGATTTTTTAATAGAACAAAAACGACTTTAGCACAAGCTGAGTTTAATTTAAAAAATCTTTTATTAACCAAGTTTGGTGAGAGACTTGCTCACCCTACCTTTGGGTGTGGGTTAGCGAGTTTAACTTTTGAACAAATGGATGAATCTATTATAAGTAATGCAGAGGAGTCTATTAGAGAAGCAGTAAATTTCTGGTTACCATATTTATCTATAAGTAAAGTAGAACCAGTTATAGATGATGGAAATAACAGACTCAACGTAACAGTAACTTATAGTTTAAGCAATGACAAAACACAAGAAAATAAAACAATTATAATTTATGGGGATGTATAATGCCTAATTACAATAAAGAAGTAAATTATGTTGGAAGAGATTTTTCTATTCTACGAGATAGTTTAATAGAATTTGCAAAATCTTATTTCCCAACAGCTTACAGAGACTTTAATGAAGCGTCACCTGGTATGTTATTCTTAGAATCAGCGGCTTATATCGGTGATGTTATGGGATATTATACTGATGTAGCTTTTAAAGAATCATTACTTCCATACGCAGAAGAAAAGAATCAAATATATAATATAGCTCAGTTTATGGGATACAAACCAAGACTAAGTTCACCAGCTATAGTTGAGTTAGTATTTACAAGTGAAGTACCAGCTCAAACAGGTGATACATCTAAACCAGATTTTGATTATGCTATCAATGTAAAAGCTGAATCAAGAGTTAAGACTTCAACTGGAATAGAATTTCGTTTATTAGATGATTGTAATTTTGCAGTTAATACTGGAGATTTAACAGTAGAGTTGTCAGCAACCAATTCAGCTGGTACACCAACTTATTATAAGTTGACTAAGAAGGTTAGAGGAACTAGTGGTTTTATAAAGGAAGAAGATTTTACTTTTAACACGGCAACTAAATATAGTAAAATTGTTTTAGGATTAGATGAAGTAACAGATATTATTTCTGTAAAAGATAGTAATAATAATACTTGGTATGAAGTTCCTTTCTTAGCTCAAGATACTGTATTTCAAGAGATGGCAGGTAATGCAGATATTGATCCAGCATTAAATCAGTATAATGAAACTTCCCCTTATATTTTAAAAAGATTAAAAACTTCACGTAGATTTAGAACTTTTATTAGAAGTGATGGTAAGACTGAATTAAGATTCGGAGCAGGAACACAAGTAACACCTGATGAAGAATTAATTCCTAACCCTACTAATGTTGGTAGTAATTTACCAGGTACACCATCTAAATTAGGTATAGCATTTGACCCAGCTAACTTTACAAGTACAAGAGCATATGGTGAAGCACCTGCAAATACTACTTTGACAGTAACTTATATGTATGGTGGTGGAGCAGATAACAATGTTGGTAGTGGACAGATAAATTCTTTTTCTTCAAAAGTAGTAGGAGAGTTTACAGGAAATTTAGATGCTACTAAGTTGGCTCGAGTAAAAAATTCACTTTCATTATTAAATGAACAACCAGCAAGTGGTGGAATGAATGAAGAATCTGTAGAAGAAATTAAACAAAACGCATTAGCATTTTTCCAAGCACAAGCTCGTGCAGTTACTAAGGAAGATATTATAGCGAGGATTTATAGTCTACCTCGTAGATTTGGTAACATAGCTAAAGCCTATGTGGTACAAGATGACCAGATAACAACAGACAATCAGGGAGTTGATAGTAATATAATGAACCAATTTGGTCTGAATGTTTATTTACTTGGATATAACAGTAATAAAAAATTAGCAAAAGTAAATGACCTTGTTAAGAATAATTTAAAAACTTATATGGGTAGATTTAGAATGTTGAATGATGCTTATAATCTTAAAGACGCTTATGTCATTAACATTGGTGTAAAGTTTGAGATAATAGCAGAACAGGGTTATAATAAAAACGAAGTTCTATTGAGAGCAATTACAAAGATGATTGATTATTTTGACATGGATAAATGGCAGATAAATCAACCTATTGTTATTGCAAGTATAGTTAAAGAGATATTAAATGTAGAAGGTGTAGCAGGTTTACAGACACCTAAAGATGGTAATCCACTTGGAACTCAAATAGCTTTCTATAACAAGTATGATGTTACTAAGGGATATTCTGGTAATTTGTATGATTTATCAGATCCAGAAACTACAAAAGATGGTATAATTTATCCAGCAAAAGACCCTTCAATATTTGAAGTTAAGTTTCCAAAAACTGATATTGTTGGTAAAGTAGTGGGAGATTTATAATGCATTATTTTACATACGCAGATTCAGACGCAACTATATATGAAGGTTCAGTAACACAATCTCAAAATACAGGACTTGATGAGATATTAGAAATTAGAAAAGATACTAATGATCAGGCAACTACAATTAGTGTTTCGAGGATTCTTATAAAATTTGATTTAACTGATATGTCAGGTTCGGTTGTTGATGGTACTATACCTTCCAACGCTACATATTATTTAAATCTTTATGATGCTAATTCTCAAAACTTAACAACGAGTCAATCTTTATATGCATATCCTGTAAGTCAATCTTGGACAATGGGAGAAGGTAAGTTTCATGATGACCCTAAAGATGAAGAAGGTGTGAGTTGGAGATATAGACATGGAGCGAATGATGGAACACAATGGATAAGTGGAAGTAATGATACAGGTGGTACTTGGTTGAGTGGTAGTGGATATGAAGCTTCACAGTCTTTTGATTTTGAAACTACTGATATGAGAATGGATGTTACTGATATTGTTAATAAGTGGTTAATAGGTAGTGCATCTAATCAAGGATTTATGATTAAGAGAAGTGGTAGTGTTGGTAATTCAGATTCAAATGCAGAGGAAGGAAATACTACAAAGTATGGAAACTTCGCTTATTTTAGTCGTGAAACAAATACTATATATCAACCAAAGTTAGAGGCTGTATGGAATGATTCAACTTGGGCAACAGGAAGTCTTTCAGAACTAAGTGGTTCTCAATTAGAAGATATTGTTGTTTATATGAAAGGATTAAGACCTGAATATAAAGAAGAGTCTAAAGTAAAATTTAGATTAGTAGCTCGTGAACGATATCCTTCTAAAGAATATAGTACAACAACTGTTAATGAAGGTATAACGGTACATCCTTTACCAAGTGCTTCTTCTTATTACTCAGTTAAAGATGCATTGACGGAAGATGTAGTTATCCCTTTTGATTCTGGTTCGTATATTTCTTGCGATAGTGAAGGAAACTATTTTAATATGTGGATGAATGGATTACAAGCAGAAAGATATTATGAATTTGAATTTAAATATGTTAGTGGAAGTGGAGCAAGTCAAACTATAAATTATTATAAAGATGATTTTACATTTAAAGTGAGTAGGTAATGCCTTATACCCCGAAAGAAATTGAATTACTAGATTGGCAAAAAAAAGTAGAAGCTCTCGATAGACGAAATTATCTTAGAGAGGTTCGTAGACTTGCCATAAATGGAGTAGATATACCAGATGCAACTTTAAAAGCTGAGGGTACTACAATGGAAATTAACAATAATTTTACAGACGACCAAGGTCGTTTAGTATTTTTTCAAGATCCAGATACTAAAGAAGTAATAAAGAATGTTGAATTTGATAACTATAAGGTTGGTGAAAGAACAAAAAGATTGGTTGTAAGATATAAAGAAAATATTACTTATACGGATTATGAAGAGGTAGAAGGGTATGAGAAGGAGAGTTTTAAGGAATTGGTTCAATTGAAGAGTGAGTGGATTTAATGTCATTTGGTGGTAAGATAGATAAATTTGGTGCAAGTACTTATGTGCATGTTACTGCTCGCGATAATCTTGATGAAGTATTATCAGTTGAGATGATACCTCAAGAGGAAAGTACTACGGAACTTAACCTCGCTCAAGATTTAGAAACTATCGGTCAACCAGTAAATGTTGGTTCTCTTGAATATAATTTTATAGAACGGATAGGTGGTAGTTTAGATGTAACTAACTTTGATACAAAAGGGATGGTATGGACAGGTAGTTATTTTTCTCATGATGGTGATTTATACAAACAAGCAGCTGGTGATACAGACCAATCAAATCCAAATCCAACAGCTGATGCTCTTTTAGTAAGTGATACACCTAGTTATGTTATAAAATATATTTCACCTTCAAGACGAGAACTTGTAATAGATAAAAAAAGTTTTATAAAAGAAGATTTATATAATGTACAATTTAATAATTTAAAGTTTGATGATGACTCTATAAGTAGAATATGTAATGGTTATTATTTTGAAGGTTTTGATATTGATTCTAAAAAATTTATTAAAGACCCAACAAGAACAAGTGGTTATATTCCAAAAGATGTTTGGTTAGTTTTTACAGCAGGTGAGTCAATTAAAAATGTAGAGTTGGAAATACCTAATTTTTTCATTACAAGTATGGAAGAAGTAGAGGAAATAACAACCACTACAGAACAGTTTAAAGAACCTAAACCAGAATACATTCCAAATATAGCTACAGATGGAACGGAATCAACTTATGGTCAATGGGAATGGAAATTAACTGGGCCTCTAGCTAATTCATGGGTACACAAAATTCCTGGAATGGATCAAACGGGTGATGATAATAATGTATGGGGAACGGAATTAATACCAGGTTATCCTTTAGTTATTGCAACCGATCCTGGACATTTTGATAGTGGAACACCGTTGATTCCACAATATAGTTTAAGTCAAAATCAAACAACATTAGCCAATGTAGCTAATCCAGCTTGGATAAAGGCTACAGTGATACAAAGTAATACGGGTGCACGCGATGATGATAGAAGTGATTTTAAATTAGAATTTGAAGGACCATTTAAAACTTGGTTTCAAAAAAATGTAATAGGTAGAGGTTTCATTAGTAATGATTCAGATTGGGTAATGGCAAAATCAAATTTAAATGAATATGAATCAGACGCAAATATGATGTTGGCATTATATGATTCTGGTGGAGCTAATTCAATTGAAGGTTTAAGAGACTTTTTATCAACTTTTGTTTATGCAGGTGGAGCGGATGGTTTATATACAAGAACTGTAGAAACTATTGAAACAAAACTTGTGCCTACCTTTGAGTCTTTTAAAACAAAATTAACAGATGTGAAAGTACCAGTAGATGATAGTATAGACCATGTAGTTGAATTTGGATTTGAGACATCAGTAAGAGAGTATGCAACAGAAAACGGAATTGACTTAGATCAGATTATCGGTATTAATGATGATAGAATAAATGATACTGAATTAGCTGGTAAGTTATCGGGTGGTAATTTAATTTTAAATTTTACAAATGTTTTAAGAGATGTTGCTAACTTAGATTTAGCAGTTATGGTTAATAAACAACCATATACTATAACGAATAAGATATTTGCAGAAAATAAAATTTTAGTAAAGTTACCAGTTGCGTTACCTAATTTTGTAGATTCAGAAGATGATGTTATATTTGTAAAGAAAGTTTTCTCATCTCAAAATTTTCCAATTAATTATGTAACCTATCAATCTCCACCACCACCTACTAATATTTTAAGATTACCTACTGGAATTTATAAGTCAGGTAAGACTGGTACTATAAGACCACGTGCTTCTGAAGCATTAAGTTATGAAGATTTAATTTTTGAAAGTAGTTCTTTAGCTAAGGATATAGAAAGAGATATTGTAAGTGGTTCTTTCAATCAGGTTGAACTCAATATAGATTATTCTAATTATGACAAGTTTATTAAGTTTAGTTCTGCTCGTAGAAGATTAGAAAATTTTAAAACTAAATTAGAAAAAATAGAAACATATACTGATAAGAGTGCTTCTATTGCTGGAACATTATCTGATACTGGGTATTTAGGAAATGTATCAGGAACAGCAGTTACACACGGAGCACAAGACGCTAAGAATTTTGAAGTAGCTATTAATGAAGTAGTAAATGGGTTTGATGGGTATGAGAGGTATTTGTATTTTGCAAGTTCATCTTATGAATCTGGAAGTGCAGGATTATATTATGACGCATCATGGCCTAAGACTAATTCTTCTAAACCATATACTTTACTTGATTCGGAAAATTCAACAGCTACTGATTGGTATAATGAACAACACACAAGTGCTTCAACTTATGATACAGAAAATCTTGATAGATTAATATATCATTTACCAGACCACATAAGAGATGATTTGGGAAATCAAGATTTTGTTACATTTACGGATATGGTAGGACAACACTTTGATAATTTAAAAAATTACATTGATAGATTTGGTCAAGTATATGAAACAGATGAAGCGTTGGATAAAGGATTATCAAAACAATTAGTTTATAATGTAGCGAAATCTTTTGGATGGACATTAGAAGATGGTTATGATTTAGTAAAGTTAGATAAATATCTTTTTGGTAAAACCGTAGATAGTAGTAATGACACAACTTTATATGCTAGCTCTTCTTTACAAGATACTTCAAGAGAAATTTGGAAAAGAATTATCGCCAACATGCCTTATTTCTTAAAGTCAAGAGGTACAGTTGATGCGTTAAAAGGATTAGTAAATTGTTATGGTATTCCATCTACAATATTAAGAGTTAGAGAATTTGGTGGACCTACTATTAATGATGTCGACCCAATATATGAAACAGGTCGTAGGTTTACTAAAGCGTTAGATTTTAAAACAGGTCAATTTGTATCTTCATCTTGGTCATCAACACTTGGGTTGGGTGGTACACAAGTTCCAAATAGTATGGAGTTTAGATTTAAAGCAGCATCAAGTTCTAATATGACTATAGTTCAAGGTGGTGGATTAGACGCTAATAGTTGGGGTGTACATTTAAGAGATAATGGTTCTGATGATAATTACGGTAGAATAGTATTTAGTTTGTCAGGTTCGGTAAATGATGATACTAAAATACCATCAACAGAAACTTATGGTGCAGAAGCAGTATCTACTTATGCTACAATGTCAAGTGATGCGTTACCTTTATATAATAATGATTATTGGTCAGTATTATTAAGACGCTCTCCAATATCAGGAGAAATGATTGGTGATGCTTTCGAGTCAGCGAGTTTTGGTGGAACGATTAGTGCAGCAGCTGGTACAAAAGATTTTCCATTTGCAGCTGCTGAGAATGGAGTATTAACTATCAATAGTGCTTCGGCTTATACTAGAGCAGACTCTACATATTCATTAAAGTTATCACATACTGTTGGAACTACAACACTTGCAAATGATACAAAAGTTCCTGTGTCAACTTACACATATCCATATAGAAATCCAGGTGGTAATATTGGTTATTATGGAGCGGCTGGATATAGGGATGCACGATTTGTAACGGCATCTTTTGGTCAAGAATTTAGTTTAGAAGTATGGGCTCGTACTGAAGAAAAGACAGCAACCGTAGCTCTATCAGCTCAAGAACTTGATAGTGTTGGTAAAGCAATTAATTGGAATACAAAACTTTATCCTAATGAAAGTACACCTAACGATTATGGTGTACATGAAATAAGAACAGGTGTAGGTACTACTTGGAAAAGAATTAGTTTAAAATTTCCAATTAAACAAAGAGCAACTGCTAATTTATCACTTCAATTATCTGTATTAGCAAGAGGGACAGATGTAGATAACATAGAGTTAAATCCGAATGTATATTTTGATGATGGTTCTTTGAAAAGAATTTTTCCTAATACGACAACTGGTATCGGATATACTTATGATTTAATTGTTAAACAATGGGACGCTGGTAGAGATGCTATATTATATTCTGATGGAGTTTCAAAAGATTTTTTAACTTCAGTATCGAGTTCTTTTAATAATAAATTCGCAGAGACTGGTTCTATGTATATTGGTGGATATACTACGAAAGATTTTGGTGGACAGTTTAGTGGTTCACTTATGGAATTTAGATTATGGAAATCAGCATTAGATGAAAAACCATTTAATGAGCATGTGGAGAATCCACAATCCTACGCAGGTAATTCTGTTAGTGCTTCTTATGAGGATATAGCTTTACGATATAGTTTTAATGAGGACAAAAACCATTCAGATGTTAGTTCTGTAAGAGATACATCAACTGACCAATCTACACCTATTAATGGTATAGCTACAAGTTTTGCTGATGAGAATAATTATTCTGATGTGGTTGATAGAACCAAATTTCCATTACCTAAGATTGGTGGAATTAGAACAAACGCTAATAAGATAAGAATTGAAAAACCTGTATATCAGGAAAGAGTAGGACAACAAATTCAATTAAGTCCTACAAATAGAATAGAGGAATCTTCTTATGATAGAAGTCCATTAGATTTAAATAGAGTAGGTGTTTATTTCTCACCTGTAGATGTTATCAATCAAGATATAATGGACCAAATGTCAGATTTTAATTTTGATAATTATCTCGGAGATAGTAGAGATGATAAAGAATATAGGTATAGAGGTTTAGAACAGATTAAAGAAGAATATTTTAAGAAATATACTGGTGCTAATAATTTTTATGATTATTTAAGAACATTAGAGTATTATGACCATTCTTTATTCAGACAGTTAGAATCATTAATTCCTGCTCGTTCAAAAGCAGTTCTTGGTGTATTAGTAGAAAATAATATATTAGAGAGAAATAAACAACCAATAAATCATCCTACTCAAGAAAATCCAATCTTTGAATCTACTGTATATTTTAACTCTGAAGATGGAGAAACAGTAAAACAATCTTCAGATAATCAATATTTTGAAGTAAGTCAAAGTGTTACACGATTAGATAAAGAAATGGATTCTGATTCCTCATATGGTTTACAAGGAGATAATCAGTATTTTGAAGATACAGTAGATACAGAACTAAGATTACCTTCTCTTAGAGATTTAAATAGGGTAGATAAATTTGGACATTTTGGACGAAATTATACAACATCATCTATTTATATGGGAGGTCCAACCTCAGTTTTTACAGAATCTATAGCATATGTCGAGAATCAAAGAATTTCCGATTATAATAAAGAAAAACATTATATTTATAGTAGTAAGGCGAATTATGTAAACGGTACAGCTTCAAGTGTAAGTTTTGTAACCTCAAGTTTTGAAAGATTAACCGAATACATATCAGCACAGAGAAGAATTAATTTTGAAGGTTGTAAGAATGATGTAAATTCAGCACCTTGGAGTATTGATGAGAATGGTGAAAAAGATTACAAACCAGTTAGTTTCATATTAACAAGTCCTACCAGATTGGCTGGAGATGCGAGAGATAGTGTGGTAATTAGAACTGAGTTTGATGTTGATGAATAAATTAAATAATATATTGGAGAAAGATAAATGGCTTATCTAAATAAAACAAGTCAAGTTCTTAAAGCTATTTTGACTAATAAAGGTCGAGAGTTATTAGCAAGTGGAGCTTTTAATGTATCACATTTTGCGTTAGCTGATGATGAAGTAGATTACTCATTATGGGATACAGCACACCCATCTGGTTCTGATTACTATGGAAATGTAATCGAAAATCTTCCATTGTTAGAACCTGTTCCAAATGAAACGAGTACAATGCGTTATAAGTTATTGTGGTCTACAGATCATTTAGATAAATCAGCAGGATTTAAATTAGCAAGTATTGATGGAGAATTTAATAGCAAGGTTAATACTAATAGTGGTATTTTAGATTTAGAATGGAGAAATACAAGTGGTACTGGTACAGAAGCTTCTTTACAATGTAATACTAAAAATCTTTCTCCCACATCAGGTCCCGAATCTTATTCATATACATTACTTAACACTAATGTAGCTTTTATGTTTTTAGATAATGATGAGGGCACGGCTGGTACTTTTGCACAACCTACAGATGTACAGAGAAGGTTTAGATCTTCACAAACACTTATAGCACCTGCAGGAAATCAAACAATTAAAATTAAAGCTAAGTCTATAACGAGTACTCAAGATTTAAGTAAGACAACTTGTATAGTTACTGGATTAAAATCTGGTGCAACAGCAGCTTTAACAATTAGAATGAATTATAAGGCAAATGACTAATGGCGTTTTTAGATAAAAGTGTAACAGTATTTATAGATGCAGTATTGACCGAACAAGGTCGTCAAGCATTAGCTAAAAGTGGAAATGTTAATATAACCAAATTTGCATTAGCAGATGATGGTGTTGATTATAGTTTATTTGATGTATCACATCCAGATGGACCTGATTCATATGATAAGACAATTTTAAACATGCCTATTCTTGAAGCTATGACGAGAACAGTTGGTGTATCTGAAGATAGTAAAGATGCTGCAATGAGAACTTTTTTAATTGATTCTTTACCCGATACTGCAGGTACTAATGTTGAGATTACTGGAGTCAATACTCAAAGTGAAGTTGTTGGTGGTTGGAATATTATTACAATAAATCCAAGTACACTTAATGGTGAAGATGAAAATTATACTATAACTATTACAGATGATACATATGTTAAAGTATTTACTGACGGTGAAACTATAGATATGGAAGGATAATAATGGCATCAGTAACTAAAACAGGAAAAAATTTTGTTATAGTAACAAGAGCAAATGTAGGAACAACTACAGGAACTTTTGCAAATAAAACTGTAACTATAAGTGGAAAAGGTATAGATTCAGGAGCAGATTTCGGAACAACTCTAACTGTTAAAGCTGGAACAAGAGGTAGAAATCCAATAGGTGCTGTAATAGATGAGAATGGTAACGTATTTTATAAAAAGATTACACCACCACCAACAGAAGAAGAAAAAGCTGCAGAGTTAAAGAGAAAACTAGAAGCTGAGATGAGGAAAAAAGAAGTAGAAGCCGCGTTGAGAGAAGCTGAAGCCGCCGCCGATGCAGCGGAAAAAGCTAGACAAGCTAGACAAGCTCAACAAGAAACAGCTTCAGGTGAGAATAGAGCAGCGACAGCGGCTCAACAAGCCGCAGCTAAAGCACAACAAGCCGCCGATGTAGCGAAAGCACAACAAGCCGCTAAAAAAGCACAAGATTTAGCTGCTAAATTAGCAGATAAGAAGATAGCAGATGACGAAGCAGGTGGCCAAGATGCAATGGATATATAATATCAAAAAACAAAATTTCAAAAATTTAGTCATTATTAAGGAGATATAAAATGGCGATAGGAGACAGTAGCGTATTTAAATTATTTGACCCATCCGAAGATATAGTAGAAAATCGTGTAACTACAGTATCAAGTGGTATATGGTCAAGTGGTGGAACAACTCTTGAAGGAAAATCCACCACAGCAGGATTTTTCACTTCTTCAGTACAGAGTGCTTCAAGTGGAGAATATTATTATGATGTGTATCAGGAAGCAACATCATCAAACACAAGTGAAGTACAATTCAGCGTAGCTTATGGACACTATGCAGGTAGTGGTTCAAAAGACCCTGATACTTCAAATGGTAAAATATCTAAGGCGGTATATAAACAGTTTAAGAATTTGATTGTATCACCAACAAATGATTATTTTAAATTTGGAGCAACTGATGCTGAATTAGAATCTTCTTCTTCCTATTTTATATCTGTCGCACGAGCTCGTATGAGAGAGAAGATGGATCCAGGTAATTGGGAAATAAGACTTCAAAGTGGTAGTACACATAATGCATTATGTTTAATTGACGATAGTGGAGCTACAAGTGATTCAAGTGTAGCTAAAGGAACAACTTATTTTAATGTAGTTTCTGGAAGTATAAGAAGTGGAACAGCTGATTATAAATATTCAACTGGTACTACTAAAATGTATTATGGTAGATTTTATCCATTTCTTGGTGTGATAATGTTAGACTCAGGTAGATTAGATTTAGGTTGGGCAGGAATTACTCAAAAAGGTATTTCGATTGGTACAGGATTAGCTACAAATACTGATGGTAATAATGCTTCTAAATTATATCAAGCATTTAGTGGGTCTAATGGATATTTCCAAGCTCGCCGTGAAGAAGATATTAAATCAACACATTATTTTTGTCGTGTAAACCATTCAAAATATAATTACAGTCAAAATCCAACATATTATACTGGTAGTGGTGAATTGACAAATGCATCTTTTTTGAATGATCCAAGAACTTATGTAACAACAGTCGGTCTTTATAATGATAATAGTGAGTTGTTAGCAGTAGCTAAATTATCTAAACCTTTCCTAAAAACACCAGCAAGGGAAGCTATTATAAAAGTAAGATTAGACTTTTAATAGGGGACTACTATGTTGTATAAACCGTTTGAGGAAGGTGATAAATCAATCACACCCTTTAAGGTTTACAAACAGTTCCAGTTTACTAACGCTGATAGCGGTAGTGGAGTTTTTTGTCTTGAGGGTACAAGTGGAAGTTTTCATAACTTCGAAACAGGCTCAGCCGCCTCTCAATCATTTGGTACTATCAATGCAAAATCACAATCTTTAGGTAGACCAAAAGATGAGTGGTATAGTGTTGGAACTTTTTATAAGATTCCTACTTGGGCGTCCATAAATCATTTATATTATAGATATTCAGCAGAAACTACACCACGAGGTGGTACTCAACCACAATTTAGTTTTACTCAAAATCCCGCACCTCATACTTTTTTATCTGGTAGTACAGTTAAAGAATTATATCCTATCTTACATCAATCAGTAAATGTATTTAATATACCAAGAAAGTTTTATGGAGAAGAATTAAAACCAAGTTCAGTAAATATAATAGATAATTCTTTAACTTATAAAACTCTTTATTTGACAGATGATGGTAGAGGAAATATTTATGATACTGAATTTTCAGAAAGTTTCGCATATGGTAGTAGCAGTTTTTCTGGTAGTCAAGAAGTTGGTGGTATAGTAGGTAATGTATTTTACGATCAAGGAATGATTTGTATAACTAATACAGGTTCAAGATATACAAATGTAGGATTGATGACAGGTTCAGATGGTTGGGAATTAGAAGTACAAGGTACTAAAACTATACGTGAATATGAATTCTTAGCTAATGTACAAGAACATGAATATAATGCTACTGATAATATTTCGGCTACAGAAGGATATAGTGGTTCTCAATTAATAGGTAGTGATTTGACTATGTTATATGAAGAGAGTCCTGTTACACAAATATCTGGAGCCGCTTATAATAATATATTAAGAACTGAAGAATACCATACTGGTTCTATTTATAAACCAGCTGGTCGTTACCAAAATTTTGTTACACATTCAAATTTTAATCCTTACATAAGTTCGGTAGGATTATATAATGATCAAAAAGAACTTTTAGCAGTCGCTAAACTCTCAAGACCAATCAAAAAACCAAAAGATTACGATATATCGTTTACTATTAGATTTGATAATTAAATTTTAATTTTATATATTACGTCTGTTTAAATTCATCATATATATGATATTTATATAGGAATAAAGTCTACACCTTTTTTATCTAAAAGGCTATAATGGAACAGTTTAATTAAACGGGGATATACATGCGGAAATTTCTAATAAGTTTCTTAATGTTGGTGGGTTTGCTACAAGCTCAAACACCCATCATAAGATTAATGCAATCGAGAGATTACAAAACACCAAAGTTTTGGTGGAGAGATCAAGTTACTCAACCATTGAGAACATACTTGGCTGATGCACCAGGTACACCTGCATATAAGAATAATAATTTTGATGCGTGGAGAGATTCAGTAATGACTATTGCTGTTACACTTGATGATAATGGAGCTAGTGTAACTGCTTTTCGTTTGGATTTAGTATTCGACAATGATATATTTACTTGGAATAATACAACTCTTACAGGACACGATTCAGTTCGTGTAGAAAAAGGTGCGTACATATCAGGTTGGACTGAGGGTGATAATGCAGAAAGTGGACATCATTATTCATATGAGGTAACTTGGTATAATAATGTGGGATACGTGGATTCAATACAAACTGCAGGTAGTGAAAAATCGGCAGCTAACAACCGTTATGATTGGTTAAGAATCACAATGGTATCACATAATGGTGGTACACATACGTTCGGTAATGGTAACGGAAATCAAACAGAATTATTAAAACTACATTTTAAAGTAGATGATGTTGCAGATAACTTTGCACCCAAGTCATTTCGAGTGGCTACAAAATATGAGGGTGCGGCAGGATATTATACTTATGTAACCAATGGAAATTATTTAACATCATATAAAGTTTATATAGATGGTAATGTGGGAACACACGAAGATGGTATAGGTCATGCACGTGGTGATATTACACTACACCCAAAACTATTAGATGTTGAGGGATACTTCAGATACATTCAAGGTAATGGTAGAGGTATGGGAGCAGTATGGGATTATGCTGATGGTTCACCAGCTTGGGAAAGAGGTCCTATAGAAAACACATATCCATATTGGAAAGTAAAATTTGAGTTAGACCACAATGAAGCTAACTTTAATCCGAGAATAACTAATTGGTTGAATTATGAAACAATAGCTAACCATTCAGGAAACACAGCAGCTAAAAAATCAGATGAGACTACAACTGATGATGTTATTGGAGACCATTCATCAACTTTTCAATTTAATAAGAAAGCAGCTAATGGTACAGTTTCTACAGCAGAACAAACTTTACCTGGTGAGGGATTTCTTGGTATCTCTTATTATGATTCAACTTATACAGACGACAAAGGATATTATAACATTCAACTACCAAGAAACAATAGATATCGTATTTCATTTTGGCCACCTGATGAAAGTGATTATATAGAAACACATGACCATTTTGATGTAAATAGAGGAGCTATTACAAATGTAAGTGATGCTATAGCTTCATTTAATTTTCAATCAAATAAATTTAAGAATTATAATACAGGAACAAGAGATTCTCCTGGTACAAGAATAGATACTATGACTGCATTTGAATATTTGGTTGGTGATGTAGATGGTGATGATTTATT